TCGTCATCATCAAATATTTTGAAACCATAAGCAAATTCGGTAGTGCTGCCATTACCGCTATAGCTGTTTCTGGTTGTGGTGCTACTAACTGTCATTTCAAACTCCTAGAGTATATATACCTTATTTTGATGGTTTAAGAAAGCACTGGCTTATTCTGGCATTGTTTCTAGCGACTTTAGTCCAGCTTTTGCTATTGCAATCATTGTTAAGTACATTTGGTCTATCATTTGACGTTTTTCTTTTGGCTCTGCTGGGCCAGCATGTATCAATCGAATAGTTCTGCTAATATTTGACATACTGTTCTTGTAACCCAGCAAAGGCACTAACCGTAAATCAGTTTGACTTAATACACGTTTAGCGTCTTCCATCCTACTTTCTTTTTGCAACTTTTCTATGGTCTTCATTCGACCGCCTATCTTATCGTATTTTCTATAGAAGTCTTGTATAGGCTGTGCGCTGCCTGACGGTTTTCTAACAAGAAACGCCCTAATAACAGGTAAATCCTCTAATGTTGGCTCTGGTTTAGTCGGTTGCACCACAGCACCAGATTCCACTAACGCTTTATCGGCAGCTTCTATTGCATACCTACCTAAAGTGCCAGTCCAAGACTTGATTAGATGGTCAATCTTAGCTGGGCTGGCAGCGGCTGTGTCTGTAAATATGCTAATTTCGTTAATTAATTTACCTAAAACTTTAGCAGATGCGCTGGTGTAGTTGTCGTACTGAAACTCAGGCAGCATGTTTTCCATGCCCCGTGGAACAATCGTGCGGTCATTAAACAGGTTTTTGTTTGCCCAAAATTCAACAAATGGTTTAGCAAAATCTGGGATTGGCCCCATTGATAATGCTGCGTCTTTAAAAGTTTCTAAGAAAAACCGCTTCATATGTTCTGGGTCTTTAGAATAAGCAAAATCCATCATGCGTTCTGCGCCTGTGCCAAAAAGAACGCCTAGTTCAAAAGGCTTTGGTATGCGCCAAACAGTGTAATCGTTTGGCTCATCAATAGTTCCATCACCAGTAATTACAATCCAAGCTAAATCTTTCTGCCACTGAGGTAAGTCTAAATATCTAGGGTCATCGTGGTTCTTCATGTGCAATAGTATGCTTGGCAAGGTTATGTAAGCAAAAACTTTAGCTGATGTTTGCAATGGACGTTGCTGATAAGCCTCATATATTTTTGCGTAACCTTGAACACGGGCATTGAAGAAAGCAGAAATCATATTAAGACCCTGCATTGTGGTTCCCATTTTAGAAAAATCTATAGTGATGTCTCTTGACTCAAAGCCAGCCTTCTCTATTACATCTCTATCAGTCAGCTTTTTGTTTTTCTTCAATGCTTTTACAGCAAGACTATATTGACCTATGCGTCCAGAACTTTCAAAAAACTCTGAAGCAGCCCGTAACGCTTCTAGCGGGTTGGTTATCACATTCCGCATTGTACCTGACGTTAGCTGCTTCTTCATGTCTGTTTTAAAGTAATTTCTATCAAAGCTAACAAGCATAGATTGCATTGCGCCTGATGATGTCCATTCTTTGTACAGTTCTGTTTTATTTATCATGTGCCAAAAACCCATAGCATTATGATACATTGGCACAAAGTTACGATTGCTTAGAACCCCTGCTGTAAACGCATCTCTAGTCAAGTTCCTTACCATAAAGTCTGGGGCAAGCGTTGCGCCAGCCCGTAACAATCTTGATGGTGTTCCTATAAACTGCATAAACAGGCTTGATTGCAGCCTATTCATATCTTTAAGGGCTGTGGCTATTTCTGGCCCTACATTCCAAACCTCTTGTTTTCCGTTGCGGTATACTCCTATTTCACCAGCAGCCTCGTTTACTATTTGACCACCTCTACGAAATACAGTCATACCATCAGCAAACTCAGGTTTTATTGGGGTGTCGAAAGCTGCCTCTAGTTCCTCTTTTGTTATCTTTGTTCCCTTTGCTTTTGTTACTCTTTGCACTTCTGGGAACGCTTCTGGTAATTTTTCAACCATCTCAATAAATTTTACATAGGCCAAGTTTCTTTCAGCAATAGCCACGTTAGTAAGGGTGTTGAGGTGTATGCTAGTTAAGGGGTCTTGAATTTTCCTTGTGTCACCCTTAAATCTTTTCATAGGGTTTCGGACTGCTTTACTAAAATTACCAGAGGCCATCTTCACGGTCTCATCCATTACCCTATAAAATGGAACGTAATCTCTGTTTGCCTCAAATACTGCGGTTGCTGCCTCTTTAGAAAAGACACCACTATCAACCAAAAACTGGACACTTCTTTTTTGAAACTCATTTAGTTCTCTGAATATTTCATTAAATGTTGGCTGATTGCCTCTGTCCTTGTTAGCTAATTCAACAACTGTTGCCCGTGCCTCTGCTAATGGAACACCAGTTTCTTTACCCTGTTCTGCTTTTTCAACAGCACGTTTTGCAATAGCAAAGGCAGTAAATTCCGTAACTTCCTTGTCTGTCTTGACAGTCTCCATAATTTTCATAAGACCTGGGCCGTTAGGCTTTAAGGTAGCAAAGTCGAGTGTGCCGTGCTGCAAAAAGTGCATGCCACGACCAATCATCCCAGGTTGCAGCCTCATTTGTTGATACGGTGTCACTTTAGAGTCAAATGAACCACCTTTCTCCTCAAAATTTCTTACTGCTTTTAATACAGGATGCAAACGGTCAATCCACATTGTCGTGAACTTTGACCTAACATCAGACATTGACTCCCTGTTTTTAGGAACCTCAAAATCAACCCTGTTTACAACAGCATTAACTGCATCAGATACGGGAATGTCTTTTGGTGCAGTTTCAATCCGTGCAAACTCAACAGCGTCAACAGGCTCTAATCCGCTTTCTCTAGCTCTGTTATACTTTTCTGCGTTTAGCTCCTCAGACTTTCGTAAGTTTATCAAGTCCTCTGGGCGAACCTCGTACAAGACATCTGGCGTTTCGCGCTTGGGATTTGACCCTTCTTTAAATGGCTGTATAGCTTCCGTTGGCTCAATAGGGTCGCGGAACCTTTCTTGGTTTGTACTTGCCAAATCTTCTTTCATGCGAGGGTTGAGTTCTACTTCTTGCAAAACTTCCACAGGAGATTTATCTGTTTTCTTCGCCCTCTCCATAAACATCCGCTTTGCCCGTGGCACACCCTCAAGTGCGCCAAATGTACCCAAAACTAATCCAGTGTTTATAAGTTCATCTGATGTTGGCATACGTTGTTCAATCAATGCCCCTGCGCCTGTAAAGGCAGCATACTGTGTTGCGTATTTACCAACTAAGCTTTTTGCACCAATCCACCCAGGGGCTGCTGCGCCTGTGCCTAAAATCAACCCCGACTTCAAGCCTTCTTTAAATCCGTGGTCAACAAAAGAATCCCACCAATCCTTGTAAGAACTTGTTTCGCCTTTTTCCAAAGCATCTATATACATTGACTTGATAGACTCATTGACAAATCCAGCAGCAAAACCGCCAGCAAACACATTACCACCAGTAGCTGTAGTGCCAGCTATAGCGGATGGGATAAAAACTGGCATATCACCGCCAATCATAGACATTGTTTCAAGCCATCTTTCTAAATGCCCTGTATCCTCTGGTTCTGGGCTTAACGCCATCTGCGCGTCTACGCCTATTTCGCCTTTTGTGTGATACTGCAAAACAAGGTTTGTAGTGGACTTTCCAAAGCCTCTATCTAAATATTCACCCCACTCTGCTTTTTCTCCAACCGACCATTCCTTTGTTTCTTTTAATACATCGCGCCAGTATGACTCCATTTCTCTTGAGGCAGAAATAGAATAGCCAAACTCCGATTGTATAAACTCCTCTAAATCTTCATCATTCGCCTCTAAATCGCCAGTGGTAGCGGGGGCAGGGCTTGTGTACTGTGACGGGCGACCAAATTCAGAGGCAATCTGTTCCGCAGACATGCCAGCACCAGACATTATGGCAATGTTTTCTTGCCTAAAGGCTTGTATCTCACTGTCAGGAACGCCAGCACCCTGCATGATAATGATTTCGTCATTAAGACTCATACTAGCTTAACCTTATTGTTGCTGCTGTCTTCTCATAAAGTCGATATACCGTTGGTAGTCCGGCCCTGTGCGGTACGTTTTGAAAGCATCTGTTTCCAAATAATCTGCGTATGACATACCAGCAGGCATTGGTGGCGGCCCTTTGGGAGAAGGTATACTTCCAGTATCAATGAGGCTGTCTGTGATTTCTTGCATTAACTCAGCATTAGTAGGAGTAAAGTTTTCATTAGGGCGTATAAGAAACTTTGGGCTTCTAGGGTCAAGCAACTCTCTGGGACTGTCTCCGCGTTCTATTGCGTCAAGGTATCTGCTTTCCATTTGTTTAGTAAAATCATAGTACCGCGAATCACTATTTGGATTGATTGAGGTGAAATTTGGATTTCCTATAATCTTATCTTTGTAATTCTTGGTAAATCTATCAAACGCTTTCATGTTTTTGACAAATGCCGAATTTGCATCTGATTCAGTTATTCTTGCCTCTGCACTAATATATCGTTCAAAAGCTACAACATCCGAATCCGAAAAGTCTATGCCTTGTCTTTGCAAAATACTTAAACCACCATTATCTGCATACCCTGGCAATGAACGCATTTCATCTGTATCAGTAGTAAGTTGAAAGCCTTGAGTTACATCCGTTACTTCTCCTATAAATAGTTTTTGCTGGGCTTCTCTATGCGCTGTAGGCTTGCTATCATTAAGTATCTCACCTCTGGCGCGGCGACCTGCCAAATCAATTAGCTGTTCTCTGTAGACTTCGCCTTTTGCACCAATAAACTTCATGTCTCTTATGTTTTCAATAGCCCTTTCGCCGCCGTTCAAAACCATCTTCTTGCCATCAGTGTAAAGATTTTCGTTAACGTCTGCTTCTTCACGTTCTCTGGCTTTTCTTTTAAACTCAAACTGCGCTTGTGCAGCAGCTTTTCTTGCTTGCCATGCCGCTTCAATCTTTATCTTTTCTTCTTGCCCTAAAGTTTTCCACAATGCTTCAAGGTTCGGGTCATCAAACTTACCTTGTCGTGCGTTATCTATCTTTTCCTCTACGGCCTCCACTGTATCAAAAGTGGTATTACCTACGTTTTCTATAGGAATGGCGTTAGCAAATGTTGCAACAAGTGCGGAGTCAAGTTCTGATATTTTTGACTTTGCTAAACTTCTAAGAGTGTTTTGAGAGGCAGACCCAAGACCTTTAAAGTCTTTACTTTCAATGACAGACTGTACCTGTTGCTCAGTAACAGCCCCAGCAATTTGGTCTTGTATTCCAGCCCGTGTTCCGTCTTCAACAATAGCAGTAACTTGGGCTTCCAAACTGCCAGGGTTAAATTTAGTTGGCAAACCTGATTTCAAGTCGTCATCTACTAACCCTCTCAAAGCATCAACTTTAGGTTGAAAAAGCGGCGACTTAGGGCTTAGAGATTTTAATTCATCTAAACCAATAACAACCGCTTTATCAGATGCGGCGGCTGATTGTTGTTTGCCTCTGTTGTTGGCTTTTAGTTTTGCATCAAATTGCTTTTGTAGTAATAGTTTTTCTATAGAACCTTTAGCTAATTCTGCGCGGCGGCTGCTATAACCTCTGTTGTCGATGTCTTGAAGCAACTTTTTTTTAGTTATATCAAAATTATTTTGTGCATCAGTAACATTGGTAGAAGTGTCTGCAAATAAGGCATCATTTGTTGCTTGAAACGCTAACGCATATTCCTCACGCGCGACTCGCTTATCTTCTCTCTCTCTTTCAATCATGCCAAACTTAAAAGCAGTGTCGCCAACCTGTTTTCCAAAACTAGCCAATGCCTGCCCAGGCGCTTCTAGCCCAGCCCCTGCGCGTGGGCCAAGCGAACCCGATGCCATCTTTACTTGCTGTTCGTATACCGGAATCTTTGGCATTACTACCTCATGTGCCTATGGTTGCTGCTTGCGTACCGCCAGCCAACAGGGATTGATAAGAAGCCATTTTATAAGCAGACGATTTGGCGCGGCCAGTGGCGCGAGTCAATGCGGCTTCTGATGCTTTGGCTACCTGTTGTATGTCGCTAGCGTATTGTATTTTTAGTGCGTCCATCTCAGTGTTAAAATAAGAGTCTTCCGCAGCTTGAAGTGCGCTTCCTGACATTTGTATGCCAGAAGCAGCAGTTGCAACATTTGCAGTAGCCATCAATCTTTCTGAAGACTGACGCATGCTGCTTTCTTCAGCAACCTTTTCACGGGATAGTACAACTGCTTCGTTTTCTGCCAGCTTTGCATTAAACTCAGCCGTTAGCCGTGCCTGTTTAGCTGCGGCTTGGTTGCCCTTAAAGCCTAAAAATCCACCAAGGAGTGAGCCGCCTTGTGCTAATTCAGCAGACATTACACCACCCTTGCCATGCGGTAATAGTCACTACCGTCTGGCCCAAACTTGTACATAATACCTTCATCTTCAAATCCCATCCATCTAGCAAACCTAATCGCCTCTGGGTCGCCCATGTGGATACTAGCTTGCACACGATGTAAACTCGTTGTTGCCAGTATACTACTAAACAGTGTCTTAGCATACCTAGCTAGTGACAGCTTCCATTTCGGGGCATGCCTGGACAAAACAACCCAACCTTCGCC